CGGCATCCCGCGCGAGATCCAGCCGCTTCGGCAGCTTGACCTGCGGCACCAGCAGGAAGATCGGCGCGGTAACCTTTCCGCGCCCGATCTTTGAGCGCGACACCACCGCCTGGCCTTTCGTATTCAGCCGCCCCTCTGCCACCAGCAGGCTCGGGCCGGTCCGGCGATAGACAAACCGCAGGCGCAAACCGCGTCGTCGTTCCCATTCTCCGGGGGTAATCCGACCGCCGCGCGTGGACTTGCCTGCGGCAGGCAGCGGGATCGCCAGCCAAAACCCGTCCTTCGAGCGGATCAACGGGCCGGTGTCGTGAGCTCCCACGATCACCGGTGCCTTGGACCAGACCAGAGCCGCGGCGTCGAGGCTTTCACCCGACCTCGGGAAGTTCTGGTTGCGGATCGAGTTGGCGAGCCGCCGTCCGAGTCCCGCGCCTGTGATCTGCGTGCGCCAGGCAGTCTTGAGCCCGCTCCCGGCCTCGCGCATGGCGGCCGTCACTGCGCGTTCGCCCGCCGCCACCTCGGCTGCCATCATGGCCACAATATCCGGATCGATGTCGAGTTTGAGCTTCACGCGGGCCTCAGATCCACGGTCCAGACCAGCCGCTCGCGGTCGCGGACGGGCTCGCCCTGAATGAGGAAGGCATCGCCGTCCATTTCCAAGCGGTCACCTGGACGCGGGGCCGGAACCTCCGCGACTCGCAGGTCGACCCGGGTCGTTTCCGACCAGAGCCGGGCGTCCCCGAAGTCACTGATTGCATCAGCCTGCCGGGAGACGACGTGCACCAGAACGGGCGCGCCGCCGTCGGAGGTGTAGACCGCCTCTCGTCCGATGTTGGGATCCGCGAACAGCGCATCAACGACGGCGGTAAATGCCGTCATCAGAAGCTCGCGTTCAGGCGCACCCGGCCGATCAGGTCGCCCGCGCCGCCAGCAACAGCTTCGGTGGCCACGCCGATCAGCGTGTTCGCCGTGGCGGTCTTGGTGGCTTCCTTGTTGGTGTTGTCCCAATAGACCTTGTCACCAGCGGACCAGGCCTGGGATGCGACCTTTTTCAGATCGAAGATGCCGACGAGCGCGGCCTCGACCGTTTCGGCATTGGCGGCATCACCTGCGGCAACGCCGAAGATGGAGCCGACGAGCAGGCCGTCACCGGAGGTCACGGCATAGGGCGCGGTCAGGGTGATGGTGTTGCCGAGCTGGACGTAGTTCTTCATTGCGGGATCCTTTGCAAACGGGAACGAGCGGCCCGATTGGACCGCCCGTCAGAGGTGAGATTTCAGCGATGGCCCGGTTTATGCGCCCGGGTTCTTGTACAGGCCGCGCCAGTCGATGGCCTTGGCGCCGAAGTCGAGGCGGCACTTGATCTCGACGCCATCGACATCGAAGCCGTTGCGCGTCTCGATGTACGCGCCCTGCTGACCCTCGAGATAGGCGTACTCGATGGTGTCGATCTGGTTCGGACTGGCCGCCAGGTACCAGGCGGTCTCGCTGACCGCATCAAGCCGGGGCTCGCTGATGGGCGCGAGCGTGCGGATCGACTGTGGCACGACGTTGGACGTCGCTGCGGGCACTAGGTTTTGGGCAACCATCTGCTCTGCCTTCAGTTCCAGCGAGGCAGGCACGATCAGGAAGGCGGGCCGCACATTCAGCACCGTCTTCTTGTCGAGCCCCGTCTGCTTGGCCATGGCGGCGCGGGCCGCTCCAACCGCCTCGACGGCAAGCGCCGCACCTGTGCCTGCGAGGTTCTTGTGGGTGGTGTGGAACAGCGCGTTGCCGTCGGCCATCGCTGGGTTGGCGGTGATGATGCCCCAGACCACGTCCGATTCCAGCTGCGCGATGGAGTTGCCGTACATCGCCGGGATGCGGGTGAAGGCGTCCAGATCATCATTGATCAGCGTCTGGCGGGTGATTGCGACCACCCGGCCATAGGTCTTGACCTTGTAGCTCTCCTTGCTCTCACCGAGCGTGCCGCGCTTGAACTCGCCGCTCTCACCGACCTCCAGCAGCTGCGGCGCTTCGCCGAGCTGGACCCGATGCATCGCCTTGAAGTCGGTGGCGAGCACTTGGCGGCAGAACAGCATGAAGGTGCGCGGATAGGCATCGTAGGCCTGCCGAAGAGTCTTGTTGGTGACGGCGGAGAGGATTTCAGGGAAGTCAGACGTCGAATGCAGGGCCCGGGTCGCCACCTCATCACGCGACAGGCCGCGCGTGTTCACGCCCGCGTTTCCGAGGCTTTCGCGGGCCAGTTCCAGTAGCGTCATGCCACGATACTGGCGCGCGGCATCTTCCAGAGTGAAGAGCGTCGGGCTATAGCGGTGCAGCAGCGCATTTGCGACGGCATCGCGGCGGGTAATCGCCTCATCGCGGCCACCCAGCGGGATCGACACCTGGCTGAATGTGCGGGTCTCGTCCGATTTCGAGGCCACCTGATCGAGGATCAGACGGCGGGCCTCACCGACGTCGGTGCCGCGCTTCACCAGATCCTCGGCAAAGCCGCGCTCGAGGTTCAGGCGTCCCGCCAGATCGTAGATCGTGGACACGCGGTCGCGTTCCGTTTCACGGGCGCGGGTTGCGACGGCTTCAGTGTCAGGCACAACGGGGGCATCGGGCTTCTGCGCCTTCGGTTGGGTGCGGGTTTCACTTGCGGCGGCCTTCGGCTCAGTCGCGGAAGTCTTCGGTTCAGTCATGGTGGTGTCCTCGGTCGCGAGAGTGTCGCTAGGCTGGTCTTTGGCCCCTGCGGCCGGGGCGTTGAGTTTGTCCGTCATCGGGATGGCTCCTGTTTGAGTGGGTGAGACGTCCCGGCGATGGAGGACGCAGTCGTGAAGTGGGGATTGGGCGCGAAACCCTGCGGCGGGATCTGCCCCAACGGGCACGGCGGACACCTCGAAGGGCGTCCAGTCGACCGCCCGCCAGAGTTCTCGGGCCGCGTCAGGTTTGGACACTTCGAAGCGATGGACCTGGTAGCCGATGGAGACCGCGCGGATGTGCCCGGCCAGGATGTCCCGCCAGATCGCTTCGACGTCCGCGCGCTCACTAATCCTGACCTGCGCAATGCCGCGACCGTTTTCGATACGCGCCGAACCCGGCACGACCGAGCCGATCACGGCGTCGAGCGTGTCGATCTCATGCACCTTCAGGAAGGGCGCGCCCGCGTTCAGACGATCAAGCCGCACATGGGTCGGGTCGAGGCTCAGCTCTTCGTCATAGGGCTCGCCGAATAAGGTCGACCGGCGAACCCGCGCCCCTGCTGACCAGATCACCTCGACGGTGCGGGAGTCGGTATCGGCTGAGTTTGGCGCAAGCTCCGCCGACCGGCGCAGGGCCGGCAATTCGATCATCGTGTCCATGTTGGTCAGTCCTGTTCGTCGGAGTCGGGCCGCGCCGGGTCCGTATTGGAGTCGTCTTCCGGATCGCTCGCCGGGTCATTGGCCGTGTCGTCGTCGGCGGGATCGTTCGCCGGATCGCTTGTTTGGGCGCTGCCGGTCTTGGTGACTCGTCGCGGATCGCTGTCGAGCACCAGCCCGAGTGCATCGAGCTTGGCGTTTGTGGCGGCGATTTCCGCTAGCACGGCGTCAGGGTTGCGCCCCTGCCGGGCGATTACCTCGGCCAGCGTCATGGTGCCGGAGCGGATCGACAGCAGGTTGGCCATTGCGTCCTTCTGCGGATCGACCGCTTCGAACTTGGGCGGCGACCATTCGACCGGTACGTCCGGCGATGGGATCTGCCCTGCGGCCCACGCGGCCTCGGTGAACCAGCGCCAAACCGGGGCGCAGAACATCGGAATGAACAGCTGCCATTGCACGGCGTCGATCTGGCGGCGGAACTCCACGAGCCCCGCCCGGATCGAGGAATAGTTGACCTGGCTGAGATCGCCGGTCAGCAATTCATAGGGCACCCGGAACCCGGCCGAGATCGTGTGCAGGCTCGCCCGCTTGTATTCGCCGTAGCCGCCGGTGGCGGAGGGCTGGTTGAAGCGGATGTCCTTGCCGCCGCGCGCATAGGCGATCAGCCCCGGCTCGAACTGCTCGACCCGGTTGCCATCGGCATCGACCACAGAGGGCGCGATGCCCTGCTGCGCCTCGTCATCGCCGAAAACGATGGCGGTCACGCAGGCCTCGGTCTTCTTACGGACCAGTTCTGCCACCTCGTAGTCATCTAGATCACGCAAGCTGCGGATCACCGGCGCGCCCCAGGGCACGCCGCGCGCCTGCGTGCGCTGCTTTTCATACACATGGGCGATCTCACTCGCAGGAACCGGGCGGCTCTGCAGCCCATTCTGCATTGCGCCGTAAGCGTCGCCCGGATGCTCGGCGTGTAGCCAGTAGGCCCGTCGCTTCCCGACCGGGTCGAACTCGATCCCCTGGACGAGGCGACCAGCACCGAGCGCGCCGGACTTCGCCCCGTCGAGGAAGTCGGCCTCAAGCACCTGCAATTGCAGCGGGACGGGCAAGCCATCCGCTGCGCGGCGCAGACGTCGGCGTACCAGCACCTCACCCGCTTCGACCATTTCACGGCAGATCAGCGTCTGCAGACCGTAGAAGTCGAGCTGGCCGTCGGCGTCGGCGGCGTCCGACCACCGGGCGAAGAGTGCATCGACCTTGCGGTCCAGCTTGTCGTTACCGCTGGCCGCCCGGGGCATGATGCCCGCACCAACAATGTTGTTCACCAGCACTGCCACGGCCTTCGCCGCATGCGGGTTGTTACGCACCAGATCGCGCATCCGGTCCCGCAAGAGCGCCCCGGCCACGCCGACCTCAGTGTCGGCGGAAGTTCCTGGCGCGCGCCAGCCCTCGGTGCGCCGCCCCTTTGCGGCACCGTCATATCCCCGCGTCAGGGTTTCAAACGCCTGCCTAGCGAGAACACGGCGGGCCGCAGCGCGTGGTGCCACCGTGGCAATCGCATGGTCGAACCAGTTCGCGGACATCACCGATCTCCACGCGAGAAGCCTGCGAGACCAGCGACCGGCAATGGCCGTGTCGTGCCCGCGATGGCCCGCTCGATGGTGCGAATACGCGCCAGCAGATCCTCGGCTGATCCATAATCAACGGATTTACCGTCGTAGCTGACCCGGGTCGTGCCGCTGGCATAGGCGCGGCGCAGCGCCGACAGCTCGGTTTCGGTCCAGTCCGCCATGTTCAAAACCACCCTCCACGCCGTCCGAGCCAGTCGGATTGACGTTTCCCCTGCGCGGTCTGCGCTTGCCTGTTGATCTGCCCTGCGGAGTTCGCAGAGGTGTCGGCGACCCCAAGCTGATCCTCGAGGTCGCGCCATTTCTCATCGGTCCAGCGATCCGCCCCCGCGATCCAAGCGGCGGCGCGGGCATAGACCCGACAATCCAGCGCTTCGTTGCGCTCCCGCAGCTTTTGCCATTCCAGCCGTGCGAAGCCGCGCTTGGTGCGCACGGTGACCAGTTGTTCGGCGACGAACTGCTTCAGCCATTCGTTCTCGACCCAGTGCGGCAAGTGGACCGTGCCGGGCGAGAAGACCGCGCCGTCAGCACGTTCTTCCTCGGTTGGTCGTTCAAGCCGAAGAAAGCGATATGTCTCTGCCTTGAATGTCGACACCGCCACGGTCCAGAGGCGCGCGCCACGCCGCAGACGTTTGCCGCCTTCGGTCGCGTCCACATAAGTCGGGCCCGACACCGGGCTGGCGCGATTGAACCCTTCCACGCCTTTCACGGGCGCCACCTGCGCAAAGCCTTGGGCCCGTGACCAGCCATAGACCGCCGGAGCCTCGTAGCCGGTGTCGATGGCAAGTCGCGCGATCTTCAGATGCGCGCCACGTTCATGCGGCCATGTCCGGTTCAACAGCGCAGTCAGGTCGCCCCAGGCCTCATGCCGGTCCGGCCCGCCCTCGATCACGATGTGATCGACGAGCCAGCTTTCGAGGCCGCGGCCCCAGGCCCAGACATCAACCTCGATCCGGTCTTTCTGGACGTCGCCACCTGCCGTCAGGAATAGCCCACCCGCAGGCACTATGCCCGGTTTCCAGCGCTCGCGGCGGTCGTAGAGCCGCTGCCAGTCCGGCGCTTCGCCGGTTTCGACCCACGTCTCGCCGAGGATCGTGTTGCGGAACGCCTTGATCGCCTCGTCCGACCCTTGGGCCGCGTCCCATGCCCGCACGATCCGCTCCCAACTCAGCCAGCCGATCGGCGAATAGAGTGCCGAGAGGTGATAGCCGACGGTGCCGGGATCTGCCGCCGTGGCAGTCGCGCGCCATTCACCTGCCTCCAGCATTGCTGTCTTGTAGTGCTCTGCGATGGGCTGGTCGCAGCCCGCGCAGTGATATTCAGCCGTCTCCGGGCGGCCCTTCTGCCAGCGCAATCGCTCGAACTTCAGCCATTGGTCATGGCTGCAATGGGGGCACGGCACGAAGAACCGCCGCTGGTCGCTGGCGTCATATTCGCGCTCAATCCTGCTCAGTCCCCGGATTGTCGGGGTCGAGACCAGGAAGACCTTGCGGCGATGGGCGAATGTCAGCGACCGCGCTTCGGCCAGCGTGACGGGATCGCCTTCATCGTCGGCCGATGCTGGATAGGCATCAACCTCATCGAGAAAGATGTAGCGCGCCGGGGTCGAGCGCAGCCCAACGGCCGAGTTAGCCCCGGTCATGATCAGGATGCCGCCCGCGAATTCCTTCGACAGCATGGTGTTGCCCGCGTCGCGCGAGCGCGCCGGTTTCACCCGCTCGCGCAGTTCCGGGCTCTCGTCGATCAGCGGATCGATCCGCTGGCGCGAGTTGCGTTTCGCTAACTCCACCGTCGGCTGGACCGCCAGCATCGGGCCCGGCGCCTGGTGGATCGCAAAGCCGATCCAGTTGTTCCCGGCCTCGGTCGCGCCGACCTGCGCCGCCTTCATGAAGACGATCCGCTGCGTCGGATCGCCGGGTGAGAGCCGATCCATTATTTCGCCCATGTAGGGCGTGCGCGCCGTTCGATACCGCCCGGGTTCTGCCGAAGCGCGCCCCGAAAGCATTCGGTGCCGGTCCGCCCATTCGGAAACGGTCAGGTCCGCATCCGGCGTGAGGCCAGCACCCCAGGCGCGCAGGATTTCCGCAGCGCCGTCAAAATCCAGCATATCGTCGGCGTCACCGGAGATCGGGTTTGACCTCGGCAAGATCGTCGAGTTGGGCACGGACATGTTTCTCCAGAACCTTCTGCATTGCTGCAGGCTCGACGCCCAGATCGGCCGCCATCAGCGCCGCCGCTCGCGACGGCCAGTTGACCCAGACGTCGCGCTCCTGCCGCGCCAGCCGGAACACCAGCGACA